CGGTGCTAATTAGAGTAATTCTCTTTTTGCATACATCAACTATAATATCCTGTACGGACTCTTCAGCATCCATAAAACACTCCTTTTTTATATAATACTACAAATTTTATACTCTGTCAAGTATTTTCATATTAAATCCTACAACTATTCTTTTTTGATCACCAGTATAAAGTGCTTGATAATGCTGAAGATATGATGGGAATAATACAAGTTTTCCTGCTTCTGGTGCTACCCCTATGGATGCGTCCATCGAATTACTAGAAATATCCTTGAAATTGATGTTTATTGGACTCAGAAACATAGTACTACCACCTCCATTAATATCACCAGGATCAACATAAAAAATACCACACCAACTACAGTTTGGGTGTTTATGTACTTCATGTATACTATACTTCTCTCCAATATGAAACCAACTATCTACATATTCAATTTCATAATTGCAATTTTCTTGCAGTTGTTGATTTACCGTTTGTTTTAAACACTCTGTAAAATAATCGACAGATGTTCTTACAGCAATATCATTAGAACTAAAAAAATCAAATTCAGATTCTTTTAGATTATGCTTAATTTCTCCAGAAATATTTGAATCAATCCCTTGTGGTTCATTATTCAATATATGTTCTTTCAATCCTTGAACTATACCTTCATTTTTATCAAATACTAAAAGAGTTGTGAAACATTGATGTATTTCCATTATGGACTCTGCATATAATACCAAGTAACAGCAACCCTCTTTACACCTTCAGTGACTTCTGTCCCAGAATGAGGGTAACACCAATTAGCAGGGAAAAATAAACCATATCCTGCTTTTGGTTTAAAGGTTTTATGTGGAAAAGCAGTACCACCACCTTCTTCTGCTATCTTTAAATATACTATAGCAGATATTTGTCTATAATACTCATTTAATCTAGCATCTATTGCAGCATCATGATGAAATCTATATTGATTACCCTTATGATATTCTAATACTTGCAAAGATTCTCTCATCAAATGTCCACCAACTGGATAATATTTGAAATTTGGATGAACTTCTGTAATCTTCTCTCTATATTTACTTAAAGCATTATTCAAACCAGAATGTAAAAGATCAGATCCTACATCTACACCTTCATCCAAATATAACTGCAAACCAGATCTATTAGAAGTATCAACACCTGGCGAACCATCAGTCTTAGGCAACCTAGATATATCAAATTCTAAAGTATCAACATAATTGTTGAAAGTCTCAAGTTGATCTTCATCAAGGACTTTTATAACTTGTATTAAATCATTCATGATATTACATAATTACCGATAACAAGATAATCTATATCCATCTTTTTAAATGAATTAATAGCATCTTCTGGTGACTCTACTATAGGTTCACCATTATCATTAAAAGATGTATTTAATAGTATTGGATTTTTTAATTTACGAAGTAAAGAACACATCTTAGGATTCAACTCATCATCAACTGTTTGCATTCTACATGTCCCATCTACATGAGTGATAGCAGGAATATCATCAGTTAATACTTTATGATTAAAAAGCATATATGGGGAAGATTCATATCCACTTCCCTCCAAAGTTATACCAGCAAAAGGTCTCCAATACTCTCTATGTTTAACTCTCTTATTCATTATATCCTTATTTTCTGCTTTATGGGGACTCATCAAAAGAGATCTAGATCCAAGAGCACGAGGACCAGCTTCAGATCTACCTTGGAACCATCCAATAATCTTATCATCCTCAAGATACTTGGCAACTACTTCACATAGTTCATCAAAATCTTTATACTTAGTATATTTAATTTCTCCTATATTTTTCAAATCATTAAATCCTATTGCCTTTTCAATCTCCTTGTCATTATAAGATTTGCCTAAAAGTGCAATATTATGTGGAACTTGAATTTCTTCCTTACATCTATATGCTGCCCAAGCTGCTGCTCCAAAATGAACACCAGAGTCATTAGTATTGGGTGGAATATGTATATTATTAAATAAAGGTCTTAGTTTATCATTAGCACTAATATTTAAAAAACATCCACCAGCAAAACACACATCTTCTGTAAGATAATCTTCATCTCTAAGTTCTTTAATTAAATAGAAGAGTGCTTCCTCATAGTGCTTTTGAATAAAATAAGCTTTATCTGCAGGAGAGATTTTAGATGCTAATAAATTCCGAACAATACCTTGACCAGGATGAAAATTAATATAGGGAAGACCCATCTCATACCGATCTACTTGGAATATATCTAAAGCATCTTTAGGAGATGCTGCATAAGGTCTACTCTTATATGTACAATATTCAGGCCAGTCATATGCCATATCCTTACCATAGGCAGATAACCCCATCACCTTACCCTCAGAATTTAAAAAATCTTCAAAAGACTTTTCTGGTTCATCACTGTAAATATCAGTTTGTATATGAAGTGATATTGACCCATAAAACTGCCCAAAAGTATTAGTTCCTGAAAATCCACCCCAAGATGGCATCCTGAAAAATCTGAATAATCTTTTATCCTTATCAAAGTATCCAATACTATTATGTTCACCTTGGGGTACATTACCTGCATTAAAGTTCCACATAGAACTTCCCATTCCATCCAAGGTTAGGAAACTACCACTAGTAAAAGGTGATGTAAACGCAGCACCTGCTGCATGACATAGATGATGTCCAACTATCCAAATCTTAGCATTAGGAAAATTATATCGAAGAAAATTACTAGCAATGTTATTAATTAATTGATGATTACATTCATCTACACCTGAAGGTGCATAACATACTATGTCAATATCTTCTCTACTAAGATCTCCTAAACAATAATCTATTGCACTTGATGGAAATCTTCCCTCATATTTTTTTCTAGTAAGACGTTCTTCATCAACACTTCTAATATGTTTTCCATCTACAAATAAAGTACATCCAGCATCATGTACACTATCAACATCTGGTGATTCATCTGGATTTGGAAATGCACGGGTAAGTGGATATGATTTAGCTACTGGATTAGACCAATTTGAGTTTGCGGTAGTTGCTAAAGCACCATGTAAACCAATAATATTCATAATAACAAAAAAATAACTTTATGAAGGTTGTGTAGGCCAACCAGAATGTGTAAGATCGTCTGCTAATGCTTTATCAGTTAAATTAGAATCTGCTACTATGGTTGCAGGAAGATCCCTTAATTGCTGACGATATGTTGCCCACTCAGTCTTCTTACTAGAAGATAATGGAGAATCACTACATTGAGTCCAATCAGATTCTTTCAGAAACATTTTTCTATAATGCCTCACCTCTAATGCATGATTTCTAGATGCTTCTAATGCATCTGCTTGAGCAGTTTTTTCAGAAGCATGATCTGTAATAGCTTGTGCATATATTCCCAAATCAGTAATATTTTCATTACCTTTTGTAGGTACTGCACCTGGTTCTTGTCTATATTCAATCCAACCTTTGTTTGTATCAGTATCCCAATTTACTGCCCAAACATCACTAGGTATCCATGAAAGATCGGTATGAGAAACTTTAATGGCTTCATTATTATAGATGATTATATCATCTTCAGCTACAACTACTAACTTAGGCATCTACTTCTTCCTCTCCAGTTATGTTTTTAAGTTCTCTTGGTGGTTCATTCAATCTTTGTTTAATATCTTCCTTATATATCTCTTGTGCCTGTAAACTTACCTTTACAGTTTCATTCCTAAAAGATTCTACAGCAGCACCAGTCTGTCTTTGCATTTGAGAATTTTCAATTAGTAACATAGGAACCCACTTAATAGCACAATCCCATTCATCAATCTCTTCTCCAGTATTTGGATTCATTCCACGAATTTGAGTAAACCAAGAACACTGTATTCCAATACAATCTTTACCAATTAAAGGGCAGAATTTACCTGCTTCAATTTTCATTATATCAATTCTTTGTACATATTATAGCACATTATTTAACTCTTTGTACATATTATAACATCAACATACTGAACTGACATATTAAGAGAACCAGAACTACTAACACTAACAGTATCACTATCAGATCCAGATCCAGAGAAAGATGCCCCACTGTGAGTATGATTTCCTAATGGATGTAAGTATATTGCGTGATGGTGAGATCCATTTGATCCTTCAAAATTTGTATAAAAAGCTCCAGATGAAGTAGCAGTCATACTATCAACAAGACCATATCCAGACCCAAAACTACCAACATTCTTACCAGTATAGTGTCTGTGTGATGGTAAATCTGCTGCTACTGATGCGTGTTGGTCTGTCACAACATTCAAATATTGAGTCGTAGTAGGATTACCAGTATTTCCAGTGCTACCACTAACACTAATACTAACACTAGCAGTTCCAGATCCACTAACACTTACAGATCTGTTAGCAAAAGCACTAGTAAATGCTTGACTACCACCAGAACCACCACCAGAACCACTTACAACTCTGAGTGCCTTATTGTTATGTGATGTTGATTTTGACCATCCAGTAGGAGCACTTGATTGTGCAAATAACATGACAGATCCTGAAGGAACAGATGGACCACTTCCTGCACTAGATCCATCAACGGTTAACATAGTTCCTGGAGTAGCACCACTAGTATTACCTGATACTGTAATACCACCAGTACCTCTAATAACAACGGCTGTATCATTGGAGCTATTTTGAGATCCAAATAGTTTTACCATACTATTGTTATTACTATTACCAATAGTTGCTATCTCATAAGTTGTATCACCACTTGTATCACCCTTTTGTCCCTTAGTTGAGTTATCTGCTCCAGTTGATCCCTTTTGACCTTCATCTCCCTTATCACCTTCTTCACCCTTTTGACCTTTAGTAGAGTTATCTGCTCCTGGTGCACCTTTTTGACCTATACCAATCTCACCTTTTTGTCCTATTTCACCTTTCTGACCCTTAGTAGAGTTATCTGCCCCTACTTCACCCTTCTGACCTACTTCACCCTTCTGACCCTTAGTAGAGTTATCAGGTCCTATTTCACCTTTTTGTCCTAAAGTACCTTTATCACCTTTATCACCTTTTTCTACTTCACCCTTCTGACCCTTAGTAGAATTATCTTCTCCCTTTTGACCTTTAGTAGAGTTATCTACTCCCTTTTGTCCCTTTTCACCTACTCCAGCCTGTCCTTTTTGTCCCTCATCACCCTTCTGTCCTATTTCACCTTTAGTTCCTTTTTCACCTTTAGGACCTAAACCACTAATATTAATGGTTCCCGTCATACTTCCATGATACTGGCAAATATAATACAGAGTATCAGGTGCATCATATGGAACAGCAAATGTTAATACACCAGATTGTGTACCATTATTTGTTATTCCTGAAGTATATGCACTACCAGTTCCAGTAATTTGAGAAGTTTTAATCCAGAATGGATGACCACTTGCATTTACAGTAAAGGTATAAGTAAATCCTCTGATTAACTCAAGAGTCGGATCACTAGCACCATCTATAGTGTAATCACTTGAATTAGCAGCAGTTACATTATAATTTCTTGCACCTAGTTGTCCTTTTGGACCTATCTCACCCTTCTCTCCTTTTTGTCCATCTTCACCTTTCTGACCCTTTACGGTACTAGCTTCACCCTTAGCACCCTTAGTGGAGTTATCTTCTCCCTTTATTCCCTTATCACCTACTTCACCTTTCTGACCTTTCTCTACTTCTCCCTTCTCACCCTTGGTTGAGTTATCCTCTCCTTTCTGTCCTTTAACAGTACTAGGTTCACCTTTATCTCCAGTATCTCCTTTCTGTCCTTT